AAAAGTAATTTTTTCATGCTATTTTTTAAATTGAGTTATCAACCGCAAATGACAGGTTAGCGTCTTGTAATACCGTTGCTGAAACAACCGGCAATGAATCCACCTTAAAGGCTACTTTTCGGTCATTGGCCGTGTCCCATCCTTCACCATAATCCCCTACCTCCCAATTTGCCAGATCCGTGTTTCCCGACCCTTTAACAACCTGATACCCATCTATTTTAAGTACCGTATAAGCCGACAAATCAACCGTAACCGTTCCTGTGCTTGCCAGGGTTAATGTCAAAATCCCGGTTGATGCTGCAAATACGGCTGTCGTTACATAATCATTGGTTTCATTGTTTACGATCCCCGGTGCTGCTGCGCTGTATGGGGAAGTCGTTTGAATCGTAATTCCTGTTCCTGCGACATAATCCAAAACTTGAGCATCTACATACGCTTTTACTGATTGTTGAGAAGGGACTGCGGTGGCATCGTCAGAAACCATGTCGTCCTCATCCAATAAATCTGCTACGGCAGCACTTCCCAAACCTAAATTTGTCCTTCCCTGTGAAGCGTCCGCAAGATCACTCAGGTTATTAGTAGAAAGCAAATCCCCGCCACCGGGCACATTGTCTAATTCAAAAGCCGTTTCCCCTGAATTAACCTTTAAGAACTTCCCGGCTTCACCCGATAAAGTAGCCGCATCAATTTGCGGGACGGTAGTATAGACTTCGGTAAAATTGTCTTTTGTTTTTTCAAACGCCAGCCGTATCTTTTCCGCCGTTCCATCGTTGTCAAATGCTCCATTATTTATTACCTGTTTGCTCATTGTACGATTTCACAAGATGAAACTTTATCCTGGAGGCTTGCGGGCTGGTCAGAACTTGCTAAAAGACAATCTAAAGTAACCCCTTCTTTTTCAAAACCAGATCCCGGAAAACTTGATAAAAAAGGCGCACTATACGGCTCACTTCCTGTCATTGTAAGTTCATAGCCAGTATAATCAAACCTGCTGCCCCCTGAACTTGTTTTAACCTCAACATCCAAGCCGTTATGCAAGCCAGCCACCCTGATCTGCCCCATCCAATCCACAACTACTGCCCTGACCTTTTTTTTAATTAATGTTTCCAAAAGCGCAACCGTAATATAATCCTGTTTTAAAAGCCTGATTTCTACGGATTGTTCATAACCCCCATCATTAAATTCCTCGTTAAATATTTTGTTTCGCCCTTCAAATTTGAACATAAGCGTAGTAGGAAAACTCGTTAAAAGCATTGCCTTGTAACCGGCAATATTCCTTTCAGAATACGGAATAAAAGAAGTAAGCCAAATTTCTTTAAGCCCCCCTATCCCGTCTTTGCACGGTTCCGTCCTTCCGCTTGTTAATACGCTCATCTTCTTTTTTTAGTATTAATTCCATTCTTGCACGAATAGTGCGTTTCATTCTTCTTTTTTTCATCGGCCCTCGTCAAAATAAATGTCCTTCCAGATTTCCTGTTCTGCGCTGGTCATATTGCCCCACTTGTTTCCTAAATGCCATCCGCCATACGTATTGACATTTTTGTCTTTTTTAATATCCCAGGCATTGTCTTGGGCTGCGGTGTATTCCGGAATGTTTGCCTGGTTAAGACTTAAATACCTCTGTATTCGTTCAATAAAAATATCGGCCTTTGCTCTTTGTTTTGATGCTGCAAAATCAGCTTCCTCTTTTGTTATCGGTTGGGTGTCTTCTGGCAATCTTCTGAAAATTCCCGCGTTATTAACCTCAAACCACCCCATAACGATATACTCTGCTGCTGCTGAGTAAATCAAAATAGTTTTTATGTATTCAGTTAACATGGTAGAATAAACCCCGGTAATCGTGGCAGCGTCAAAATCTGTGAGAATCTTATCAAATAATTTCGTTCCCAAAATAGGTTCCAAAATAAACACCTGCGCTTCTTTGATTAAAGTCCGGTATTTATCAATGTCAATATTGCCCCCTAAAGGGCTTCCTTTGGTGAGTTCTATGTCGGTTATAAGAAGTATATCAGCCATTAGTTCAATTTCCAATGATTATTATTTGGCCCTGCTATTTGGGCCACTTCTTTGGGGTTTTGTTCCCATTTAGCTGCTTCCCTGTCTTTAGGTTCTAGTTCTAATATCATTCTTCGGGCTTCGTTAACGCCTATTCGTTTGTTTCCCTTTCGTAGATAAATAATTCTTTGCCACCAATGTTTGCAGTTAACGCCTCCTTTGTATAAAAATATTGAATACGTGTCCGTCCCGTTAGGACCCATGCCTTTTTGCAAAACCTGATTTTCTGCCGCTTCTAAATCTTCGATACGGTATATCTTTCCTGCCTTTATAAGTTTCTGACAAAATTCCCTTTCTGGATTTTGACTGCCTGCATATTTATACCTGATTTTAAATAAAGAGGTGTCTTGTTCTGATGATTTTCTAGCGTCTCCAGGTGGAGTAGACGCTAATTCAATAATAGTATTTAGTTGTGTTTCGCTTAATGTATGTCCTACTACCTCCCGCTCGTCTATGGTTTCCCATTCTTCGGTAATTTCTTCCCCTAAAGACACTAAATAATCGGCCGCCCCGTCAATGTGTGAAGACAGTTTTACCTCTTCCTCTTTAGGTTTTTCTTCGACTTTTTCCTCTTTTTCATCTTCTTCTTCCAATGGAAGGAACACAAGCGGAGATCCTATATCGTTGACCTGAACTATTTCCTGCAAAGCGTCTAGTATTTCATTCTGGTGAGGCCCAACGCTGTATTTTTCCAAAAACCTATTGCCCTCCTGCATTTCATTGGCATTATTTCCGAGACCTGTGTTATCCTTGACACCGAACAACATAGGAGTAGTTACCCTATGGCCCACTAAAATTTGCTGTCTGGCTTCTCCTGCCCAAAACTCCCATTGTTCGTGGTTTCCGTTGGATTCTATAACGTCTATGGTGGGGGCTACGTCTTTGTTGTCGTTAAAACTGACAATAACCGCGCCTGCGTTGTTAGACCCTGTAATGCAAGATTTTACTTGTAACTCCAATTTATCTTTAAGATCCGGGTCAAGAGGTTCCCCCCCGTTAAAATTTACTATCCACCCCGCAGAAAGTCCATTTTGAATGTGTCTTACAGAAAAATTAGCAATTTCTTCTTCTAAATTCGCGTATTGAAGGGAAGGCAAATAACAAGGGTCAGCAAAATAAGTCTTGCCCGGAGAATAGGGTTTTATTTCATAGATTTCAACCCCTTTTTTGGAAGTTCCGAAGGCCGGGTAAGGAATAGGTTCATTTTGGTTTACGTTTTTCCAGTCCGAACAAACCCAATAAGTGTCAATTTCGCCTTTTTCATTTATCCTGTTCGGTGCTACCAACTGTCGTTCCAGGTGTTCTATTTTCGCAATACTGCGCTTTGTGGCCTTAGAATATCTTATTTGAAGGGTAGCCGACCCAAATTCATAGAAGTCCCGGCAAATCTTACGTAAATCCTTTTTAGGGAGTATTGAAAGTAATCTAACATATTCGCCTGCGTTACTTTTTGCATTGACTATCGAAATGCCCCGCCCGTATATCCTGTCTACATACGCATCAATTAGGGCAGCATTGGTAGGAGATCCGTTATACCTATCGATGACATATTGAAAAAACCAGTTTCCCCGCCCGTTCAATACCCACTCCTTCCCCATTTCCTCTTTGATCTGGGGCTTTACATAATTGGATAACTCAAATACTCTAACGCTCATGTGTGCAGTTTATAATTTTGTGGCGTTTGGGCCGTAACGAAACATTTTCCCCTCCATACCAGACCGCCCCCTGAATTGTTCGTTACCGTCATTTCATAACTTTCCCCCTCACTCATATCATGCGTGAAGGGGATTGTCAAATAACCATCGGCAAACGTGGTTGAGATTGCGGTGTATGTACTCGAAGCGTCTGTTAATTCTTTCCTTAAAACAAGGTCAACCGTAGCAACATTGGCCCTGGGCCTTACTACTAAATCCTGCTCTGTATCTACTGGTAAAAAAACCTTCACACATATTAAACGATTAAACCCCTTTTTTGTCTATTATGGAGTTACATTGGTTGCACTAACTAACGCTTCCAAAGCAGTTACGGTGGACGCATCCAAATGAGGGGCCAAAGCAAATTCCTCTGCTGTGAACGTCACGTTATACCCGTTAAAGTCTGATTTATTAGCCCCTGATTCGGCGGTAAGGGCTGTTACGTCGCATCCTTCTGTAATTCCCATAGCCTTGTAAAGTCCATCATGTCCAACAACCACAATAATAGGCCGGGCATGAACTACCAGCAGCAATTCTGCTGCCGACTGGTAAGTTTGCTTTTTTAATCTGACATCTAAGGTTTGGGTATTTATAGATGTTCCGGTGTTCTTATCGGACGGCATACTTTCCGTAAATAAATCTACATTTGTCCTTGTTATGTATTCAAAAACCTCCGTAATCCCTGCATCAATGGCAGTAGCCTGACCCCCGGAAACTGTGAAGTTTGTTGCTGCATAATCCATTAGGATAACTTTCGCTACCCCGCCCCTAGCATCCTTGCAGGGTTCTGTTCGTCCTGATGTTAATACACAAGCCATATTTTTTTGTATTAAAAAAGGGGCAAGGTGAAAACCCCACCCCTTTTGGGTTGTTAATTAATTTTAGTCTTACGCGCTGTAATCCAAATACACAATCTCGTTAGAATTGTAGTACTGGCATCCGCCGTTAAATACCATCTTCGCCCTTACCTGGCCTGTTAAAAGCCCGATCTCATCTTCATCAACCATCGCGATATTGTTGTGATCGCCTAAAAGACCAGTTCCAAACACAAGGTTAGACCTTCGATAGCCCAATAAAACCCCATCAGGAAGCCCGGCTATTTCAATGACAGGCCATTTTCCGTATTGTATTTGGTTGTTGGTGTTTAGTCCAAGCCCGTTAGACGCTGCATTGCTGATAAGTAACTGGTATAAAGACAAAACGACATCCGAACTGGCGACCAAAACGAAGTCAGATTTAGTTCTCACAGCTTTTGGCGCAGCAGTAGTTACCAGTTCAAACCCGGCGAGAACAGTAGTTTTGCCTACTGTGGCCGTTCCAGGGGCGGTAAGTCCGTTGCCATCTTTTATGATCGAAGCATCGGCCTCGAAAAGAGTAATAAACCCATCCCATTCATCGGTATTGGAACTATCTCCATTCCAAATGACCCTATCGTTTTCCTCTGCGTTTTCGGCCAACATTTCTGTAAGCATAGCAGCCTGAACATCCGCAGGTAAAGAAGGATTTGAGGCAGACGGCCCGATAGTATCACCTGACCATTGTGTCCTAAAATCTTCCTTACAGACCTGTAGGTCGTTTTTAACCTTAACAGGGGAAAGGGTGCGTTCGGTAAGCGTAACGGCCCCTGAAGGAGTAAACCCACAAGAGTAAGCCTGTCGCCCGTCCGTGTATCCGATTTTCCGCAGGAAGGTGTCCGTGTTAATGTTTTGCAGGAATGTAACCCCGTTTTTTTGGATGGTGTCCATTTCCTTGTACGACGCTCCAATAAGTTCTCCGGCGGCTTTCCCTACGTAATTGCTGGTAACTGTTGTTGTTGTAGGCATTTTTCTTTAATTTTTAGTTATTATGTTGGGTCAGTTGCTGTCATACCTCCATTGACTCCACAAACCCCGTTAATGAGCCATTGACTGTTTCCGGTATCTCCTATAAATTCGACGTAATCCCCTACCGATTCGGCAGTTGCTACAAAATTTATTTGATCTTCTGCGGCTGCAAGGACTACTGCAACGGTAGATCCCATATCTGAAATAATGCCGTTGATATTATCACCTTCCGCTGAATCAATAATCCAGTTTGTCGTGATAAATGTAGATCCAATAATAAATTTAACCCTAAACCCGTCAGCAAGGGCAGGTAGTGTAACGGTAGCCCCGACGGCGGCATCAAGAATAAATACCTTTCCGTGATCCGCATGGGTAAGCGTTTTCGCTGCCGCAATGGTTTCAACGGAATTTACCTCATATCCATAATTATAAGTAGTAGCCATTTTTATTAATTAAGTGCAGCAGAAACTGCGTTATACAATCTTTCTTTTCCGTTTTTCGGCTCTTTGATAAGTTCCGTTTTAACGATTTTCTCCCCGGCTGGTTCTTTAGCCAGTTTGGCTTCCAACCCTTTGTTTTTGTCTTCCTCAACTTTCAGCTTATCCTCAAAGTCTTTTTTGAGTTCAGCGAACTTGACATCGAACTTATCCTCGGTCTTTTTCATTTCGGCTCTGAAGATTTTAGCCATTTCGGCAACAGCCTCTTTTACTTCCTCGCTCGGCTCTTCAACGGCCTCGGCAACAAGCCCGTTTTTGTCAACATGCAGGACCTCGCCGTTTTCCAGTTCGTGATCCCCTTCGGGAAGCGCAAAACGTTCTTCTTTGTCCTCGGAAAGACCAAATACAGGCATCCCAATCTCCGGGGCGTCCCCTTCAAATTCAATGATCGTTTTGTTGTCTTTGAGTTTTAAACGGCCCATTTTAACATCGGCCTTACCAAATCCAAGTTCTTTTAATACTTCGGAAAAAGTTTCTTTTAGTGATTTTTTGTCTGACATCGGTTCTTTTTTAAATTGTAATTCTTTAAGGGAAAACAGCCCATCAATAGAAAAACCTGTTATTTCACCATTAAGGGCTTTATCATAAATTTCATTGTTGTCGCATTTCATTTTAACTACATACGCTCCTTCAACAATGTCCTCCTTTGGTAGCCCGTATGCGTTTGCGGTGTCGTTTTCAGGATCTTTTACAATCCAGGATTCCACTACGGACATCCCTTCTAACTCTGCTTTGTGTTCTAAAGTGGAATTTCTATGCAGCCCTCTAGACATAAATGTGTGTGCTGCTTTTTTAATTACGTCCTTAGAAAATCGTATTGTAAACTCCTCTCCGTCAACATTTCGATATATGTCCTTGTCCGGGATGAGAGCAACCCCTAAAAGGGTGCGTTCTTTTTTGTCAACCTCGGCTAATTTGATGGGCTTGTGAGCGTTTAAGGTTATGAACTTTGATTCCATAGCCGGATCGCCCACTACTGATATAGCGTATAGCCCTTCATCTTCGGCCTCGTTAAACACGACATCATATCTTTTCACGTAAATAAAACGACTATGCCCTAAAAGTGTCTATAAATAATATGTAAGTTGTTGATTTATAGAAAGATATAAAGTTGTTATGTGACATAACAACCAGAAACAACTACAAACAACTAATATTGGTACGCTTTTTGCACTATTTACAGTATGAGAATACTACTACTAATATTATTACTGATTGGATGCACCACCCCACAAGACACGGGGTTTGTAAAATTCCAGGCTGCTATCGGCACAAATGAAGTGTGCGGAGAACCTGCATACATCCTAATTGACATTGAAGGAAAAACCCATACTATTTCAGCAAAAGCCATAGACATAGGGGTTATCTCTGATGATTTAATAGAATTGCCTTACGGATGGAACGAAATCACCCGTGTTGAGGTTTTTAATGAAGATGGGGAAATGATAAGTAAGGTTGTCGATGACTGGGACAATGAATTAGTTGTTGCAACGGTTCCTTTTAAAGTTATGGTTAAGGAAGGCACTACTCCTTTAGGATTACAGTTATTTTGTACTACCCCAAAGAACTAGCAGACACCTTATTCCTTCTTAATTCCTGTGCGCTCGTTACATTTTTATCCACTACAAAAGCCTCTACGGGTTGCCCTTGTTGCTCTAAAAGGGATTGATTAAGTTGATTTTGAGGGGAATTTTGCACCACATTAAATGCAGGGGGTGTGCTTGGGGATCCTCCCGCAAAACTTCCACCTCCCTGACCAGGCACTTTAACCGACAATATTTGTTTCACATTCGCCAATCCTGCGGCTACGGCTACGGCTGCAGCTGCTGCGGCTCTGATTGGAGCGTCTGGCGTAGCGATTTTTAATTGCGATTGAAATGCTAGTTGCGCAGACAGCCAGGTACTCACCAAAGTAGAAGCAACCGCAAAGGCTTTCCCTGCTGCCGTTTCCCTACCTATCAAATCGGAAGCCGCCGCAAACCCATTCGCTGCAATCATAAAAGATTCTACTTTTGCCTGGGCTTCCAGTTCTGCTATTCTTTCTCTTGATTTTGCCCCTTCCTCTGCTATTAAAGTTCTTTTTGCCTCTGCTAGTTCTTCACTTGTTAACAATCTTTCAAGTGCTGCGTCGGAAGATTCCTGTAAAGCGTCTTTGTTTGTTTGGTCTAAATCAAAAAGTTCTTCAAAGTGTTTTGATATTCGTTCCCTTTCTTTATCTACATCCTCTCCCGTAATAGGATTTATTTTTTCAACCCTATCTCGCTTTTTAGGAGTAGTGGGTTTTACTTCGGGAGTTACTTCTAAAAAGTCTAATTTTAATTGTTCTCTGGCTAATTTGGCGGCGTTTAATTGATCCCTAACCTCTTTTATTCTGGCAATTTCCTCATCATCTATTAGTTTGGTTTCGCTAAATCCAAATAGAGACCTAACATTATCTACAATATTATCCCATGTAGTTAATTCTCTGGCTTTAGATTCTTCAAAATTTAATTGGTTTTCCAGATTCTTTATAAGGATGTCGTTTTCAATCCGTAGTAATTGGATAACCCTTTCTCTTTGTATTCTTATTTCTTCTGTTGTCTTGCCTTCCCTGATAAATATTTTTTCCCTTGTTTCCAGTATAGCCAATTCAACCTCTAGGTTATCAATAATCCTGTTTGATAAATCTATCTGATTTTGGAGTTCTTCATTTGCGCCTTGGATGAGTTCTACTATGTCCTCCCAATAAGCAATAATCACCCCCAACGCAACTACCAACGCACCAACGCCAGTAGCCACTAGTGCCGCCTTTGTGAGGTTTAATCCGGTAACAACTGACTTTAGGCCAGTCGCAACGTCTGCTACCCCGGAAGCCCACCCCCTAGTAAGATTGTCCAATGCTCTAATAGCGGGGGCAGATTTTTTAAATTCTGATGGTAGTTTTTGGGCTTTCCCTTCAACATTGTCGATTGCAAAACCAGCATCCTGTAATTTGCCTACGAGAACTTCGACATCCCCGTCGTTAACCAGTAAATTAAGCGTTATCGTTTTGGCCATTTCTTTTTCCTTTTACTTTGTTTCCAGGCTTCCCCCCACTTTGTGCATAGCTTGTTCTTTCCTTTGGCTATCTCAATTTCCTCTGAAATGCCATAAAAATCATCCATTGCCAATATGTCTAATATAATTCCTAGCATTTTTTAATTTAAAACTAATTCCCTATATTTGATTGTCTTTTATGCGGGCTGTTGTTGTGGTTTATCCATTTCGGCAGCCTTCTTTTATGGGCACGTATAAACATCCGTTACAATTCCACTTGGATTAATCCGTATCACTACCCCGCCAGCTATTTTGTAGTACTGATCTCCTCCGTTATAAGATGATGTTAAATTCACATCGTTGTAAATAAAAGTCCCCAAATTCGGGGGTACTGTCCCTGCGTATTTTGTGGCATTAGGCACCTGTGAACATCCACCTAACCTGGTTGCTCCACCTGTTGCCGAAAGGCTAAACGATGTTCCTGTCAATACAGGCGGTTCTGTTGGTGGAGTTGGGATTTCCTCTTGCACCGTCAAATCGGAAACCGTGTTATAAATATCGTTCAATAGTTCAAATTCTACCATCTGGTTTGTAACATTAACCGTCATTTGGTTTATGATGTACCTTACAGTCCCTATTATCAATTTATCATTCAGTTTTAATTTATTCAATAGCCATACCGGAAGCCTGGCGGTTAAATCGTACATGCGCCTTTTTGAACTAAATGAATCCGTTATGTAATCCTCGTAATAAAGTTTGTATAAAGAATTAGTAATGTATGCCCCTGTGTGTTCGTCTACTGCACTTCCAAATGTAGTAGCGTATTCTGCCGTGCTACTATTGGCGTGGGCTGGCATAAACACATTCCCGTTTAGTTGTGCTTTAGTGCCGTCGTCCTGAACAATCGACAAAGGATTGGCTGATACACTTTTTTGCTGAATGTAAAGTAAGTGCGCTTCTGGGACGGTATCACTCAACCCTGAATCCAAAGACAGCCCATAGACTATATTGGTAGCGGAATCGTCATCCAAATCAATCAACTTTTCGTAAACCATCTGCTCAAAATCAAGTTCTATTTCAAACTCACCTCCATCCAATGGAACGTCAACGCCATTGATCCTTGAATATAATCTGGTTTCCAGATCACCATAAGCCGTGTTGTTCATCCTTTTAAATTCTTCTGCCAGAATAGTCTCCGGTTCCTGGAAAATAAAGGAAATGTCTTTGAATATTTTGGCCCTGCTTACCTTCACTTCCGAAGTGTCCACAAATGCGCTTATGTCATAGGTCAACCCTTCGGCGTACCAATCATCCAATGTCTGTAAATAAAAAGCTGTTGAGCTTGTAGGTACTATTGCCAGATTATAAGCCTTGCGGATTGATTTCAGGAAATCTATGATTTTTAATTTAGGCATAAACTCGTATGTATTGGCAGTAGTTCCCGATACGCTAAAGTTTGCTTTGTCGGCAAAAAACACTTCACTATCAAATAAATTGCCCTCAATTTCAAACTCTGCCAAAGTGATTGTTTTAGCCGCTGTAGTAATGACCCTGCAATAAATTTCAGATCCTACGGCTATACCTGCAGGGGTGTCTAAATCTATTGATAAATTTCCGGTTCCTGTTACTTCCTGTAATACCTGGTCGCCGTTTACAATCTGGATCCTGTAAGCGACCCCGTCTACGGAAGTCGTTTCAAAAACTATATTCCTGACCTTTGCTGCCCCCGTTGGGGTGGGAGTCCATTTTCCGGTAGTGTTATCAAAGCCCCCTATACTTGGTTGATCTATTGTTACTGTGTCGTAATCAACTAAAATATATTTGCTTTTTAAAGCCTCTGCGCTGTCCTGATTTGCTAACCAAAGGTAAAGATTATCAAAAGGCGTTGTGCCTAAAAAATCCCGCGAGAATGTTATTTCGTATTTTGTTTCAATGGCTTCTATGATCCGCATAATTTTTAATGCCGGCCTAAAAGAAGTCCAGTTCATTCCATGATCTACCCCGCTCCCATTCCATGCTATATTAGCCAGCCGATCCTCAAAGGTAGTTACCCCTATGTTGGAATTATAAAACCATTGCCTTTCTGTTGAGATAAGCGGAAACACATAATCCTGTGTGCTGTATCCTGTGACTATTCCTGTTATTACATTGTCCGAAGTGTAGGCTATATCGTAATCCGATAAATCTAAAACACTCAAATAATCATCCCCTATTACTTCTTTAAGGTCGATAAGCTGCCCGAAAAATGTCAGTCTGTAGTTTTGTGGTTTGTTGCCTTTGATCTCGCAATGTTCTAACCGGATAGTTCCTGTCTTAAAAGGAACGGTTTGTATGTCTATCCAGGCATCATGCCTTACCCTTGCGTCGAATCCATTGTTAACTGATGCGTTGTAGAAATGTTTGAATATCTTATTATTATTAGGTGAAGCAGGAACGGTGAACGACTGCGAATAATCATTGAACGTGCGCGATATGTCCTCTATGTTTTGAACAGAAGAAACGACCGATATATTCTCATCCTCGAATAAGTCCAGTCTTTCATTTTCTATGTATATCGCGGGTTTAAACATTCAAATAATATTCTTCTATTTCCTTTTTAGTATATTCCCCTACTTCAATAGCTTTTTGCACGTCTGTTACCTGTAGCACGCCATGAAAAAAGTCAAAATAAAAACTGGCTATTCTTATGTCCTTGCTTTTAAGTTCCTTTTCGTGGTAATAACATAGACCTTTAAATTCAGGGAACAAACTATTAATCACGTCAATTATCACCGTCGGCTGCCTTGACATTAATTTTACTTCTGTAGTGTAATCGTTAGGTTTAAACATTAATCAAAATATTCTCTGTTTTCCTTTGCTGATTTAATCGTAAATCTTAAAAGTTGTTCCGTTTCAAGGTCTACAAATAGAACAATGCAATACCCTATTTTTCTCATAATAGAATCAACCCACACAATAAATCTGTTGTTTAATATCATTTTATATCTCATTCAGCATTTTTTTCTATAGGCATATCGGTGGCTATATTGTCAATACGAATCGCTATTTCCCATAAATAAGCCTCGACTTCTTTTGGAAACTGGCCCAAGGTAACATCATGGACTATATCCTTTGATATGTGTATTAACTGCATTCTAATATCTTCTTCCATCATACATTACTTATTTCATCATACGCGTAATCAAAATCAATCGAATAACTGATTAGTTTATCCACTATCCTTGTCTTTAACTCTAAGGAATTAGACCTTATGTTAACAGGGTTGCCATCTATCCAAACATGCTCCGATGATATTAATTCCTGAATTGTGGCGTTATAATCCTCATTTAAAAAGCCCGTTTCAATCCGTATGGTTTTGTTGGCGACTACATTGAACTTTTGATATTGGTGCTTTTGCACATCATACGACACCCCGTTCGTATAGGCGTTCTTAAAAGTTTCCCCTTTGACATTAACCGTTTCTTTTTTGGCCTTGTAGAAATGTACTGCTTCAAATACCCCAAACCTGTTGATAAATTGGATTTCATTGACGGGGTATTTACATTCGTCTATGATTTCTATGTTGATAGTTTCCCCCTCGAACACTACGGCAACCGTACCAGAATAAGCTGACAAAGGCACGACTAAATACTTAACATAATTTTGGTTGTTGTCTGTGAAACTAAGCGCAACTTCAACGGCATTAACCGTTGGATTCCCATCCCCTGATGCAGCCCTTAAAGGCACAATAAAATACCCCCTTGCATCTGCCTTATACGTGGTATGAGAAAGCAATATCTTTTGGCTGGGCTGGTAGTTTTGACCTTCCGTGTAATACCCATATCCATCCGTACAAATGTATTTATTGCTAACGTCGTCCTCGTTGCTGCCTATCGAATCTATTGTAGAAGCTGTTACCTCCACCATTAAAACAGAATTAGCCCCCGATGTTCTCATTTCTGCTGCAGATACCCCTGTAAAATCTAACGGGGTAAAGGTGTATAGGTCGCGTATAAAGGGCGATAAATCTATCCAGGTGTTTGTGGTTGAACTCGACGGGTTCGGCTGGGAGGCGGTGTAGGTTTCAACCGGGACTACGGTTGTTGTGCTTCCAGTTCCTACGATGATTTCAAAATCTATCGATGTTACATAAACATTCGGATAAACTATGTTATAGTGAAATGGGCTTCTGTTTAAAATCATTTTGCATTAAGTGTTGTTTCCATAAATCGTTCCACATCCAATCCGTAGGCTTCTAAAAGTTCCTCCGGTAACTCCTGAAATTCCCTGTTAAAAGCATTGGTAAAAAATCTCTTTGGTTTTAGCCCTGTCTCGTATATCGACTTGGTGATTGCATAGATAATGTCCTTGCGTTTTATGAACTGCCCACTTTTATCTCTAGGGGCAATTCCTTTTCTTATCATCCACCCGTTTATGCTCAATCTGAACTCTGACCAACGCCCACTAAAATTACCGCTGCCAAACCTGTACGGACTGTCAGGTGCTTTGCGCGAACTCTTTTTACCCTTCACCCCTTTGTCCTGAAATTCCATATATTGCTCCATCAAAAACTCCAATCCAAAAGAATTAGGAAAAACATTAAGGTCGTATTCAACCTTCCCCCGGCCCTTAAAATCTGCATTAGCTTTGGTTGACACGTCTTTGCCGAATCTGTCTAAGGCTTTTTGCACTTCTGTTCTTTCTAACATTACCTTTCTCCTGTCGTTGCTTTAACTATATCCCTGTCATAAGTAAACTCCAAATCATAATGATAGGTGCTATTCCCTCCGCAAGCCATCTCATAGACTATGTTGTTCTGTGGTCTAACAGAAATAGACGTGATAATCCTGGGGTATTGATCTGGATCAGTTATCAAAAAGACCACATCTCCAATATCGTATTTCGTTTTTATCAACATACTGCTACATCTATTGGGTATTCAACTTCAAATATTCCCGCCCATCCGTCTACTATCTCCCCTCGTTTTGAAATTATAGGCTCAAACGGATCTTTGCCGATGAATTCAAAATCACCCCCCACCTTCAATAACGAAAGATATAGTTTGGTGAGAACATAAAGCATCGTGTTTAAATTATCATCCTCATTGCTGTTTTCAATAAACTTATCCGTTACCTGTGAATCGGTGTGGTTTCTTAAATCAATAGCCATTACCATAACCCTGAAAATTATAGTTGTTGGTGTTGGGTCAGCAGACAATACGCTAACCTTTGCCAATGGGTAGATGTTTTTCTTATTGGCTTCCTCTGAATCTGACTTTATAACGGTGTTAACGTCTATGTCTGCCAATAGCAGGTCTTTGAATTTTTGTGTTATTTGATAGTAGGCGTTCATTTTAGTTCATTTTATCATCTTGCCAAAACAAATCTTCATCGTTTATTGGGCTATCTGCTAGATATGCTTTTTCAGGATCAATACATTTTGAATAGGTAAATGTATACCCCGGATAATCTGATTCTTTAAACGTTCCCCGAACACCATAAGACAAATTGAAATGTTTTAAATTCAAATGTTCCGCTTCTTTTATCATTTCATCAAATAGTGTCATACCGCTTTCTTTTTGATTCCCTTTATCATTTCATCGTTTAACTCTTTTTCATAGGCGAGATAGAGTAAGGCCGTTCCCAAGTGTAGGGAAGTAGCATTTCTAATCTTAAACACACTTCCGCCAGCGAGTCTGTGAATGTGCTGATACCAACCCCATTTTTCTCCAAAACCTCCGCCGCTTTCGGATTCTCCATCAGTCGTCTTTGTAAATATTTCGGGGTAACGGTCAATAGTTGAGTGCTTAAATTCCAAAAAAAAATGATAGCCCCCATCGTTACATCCATAGGCGCGTTTACCATTTCCTCTATGTGGTCTTCATTGCCCTCATATTTTTCAATCCTATACCTTTCCCCTTTCCTTGCTTTTATAGGCCTGTATAAAACAGCCATTGCCTTGTGGAACTCCTGCCAGTCCTTCATATAGCTGTCCAGATCCACAAACTCGCCCATTGTCATATCTTCATCCAGCGAAGGGATCATCCCGTACTCAACCCCTCCCATTTTAAATACGTCCTTGTGTTTTGGCTTTTCATCCAACACCTCGATAAGCGTAGCCACTACACTATTAAAATCTTTCCGCTTCATCTTAGTTACTGCCAACAATGGAATATGGCAGAATATCTGAACCATCTTTTGCCTTATGAATAAATCATCCTGGTCCTTATCTTTAGCGACCTTCATAAACTGTTGGTAATCCTTTAAAGGGATTTCAGATAATGAAGTCGGAACGGTAATCTCTATTTTCATACAAATAAAACGATATAGTGGGGTTTTTGTCTATCTGACATCATAGACCCCGACATTTTTTTTCATTTTCATAATAGCAAAATATCGCATTGCGTCTATGCCATGGTTTAAATAATCAATGGGCTTGTTGATTTTATGGCCCTGCCTGTCTGTGTCCCAAGTGTATCCTCTTAACTCTTTAATTAGGTTAATGGAAGATGACGTTACTTTGAAATTGTTCTGCTGTAATAGGTCTATGCCATAGGTTATAGAATCCTTTCCTTTGGTTGCTCCTACTATCCGTATTCCATGCCTTCTGATTTCTTCTATGCTTTTAGGTTCTGCGCTATCTGCATAAATCAACCTCCTTAGATTGCTGGCTTTAATCTTTGCTGCAATCTCGTTATTTAAAAGTCCTTTCTGGTAAAGAAATTCATCAAATATAAATTGATTGTTGAATTGGTAAACGTCTATAATTGTGCTGGGGTCATTGGAATACCCAAAGTCCATGCCTGACCCTAAATATTTAGATGATGCCGGTATGGTGCCTGTGGTTTTCCAGTCTGTAAAAACTACTCCCTCTAAGATTCCCGTTTCCCCTAATCCGTAAACCTTCCACCAATTAAGCCAATAAGATGATTCTTTAGCTTTTTCTCTGGCTTTTTCAATCTCAACTACTATGTTTTCAGATAGGGCTTCGTTGTCTTTGTAAGTAAGTACCACCTCTTCAAAGTCTGGGTCCTGTTTTAATTCCGTATGATACCAAAATTCGTGGGTAGGGTTAAAGTCTATCCAGATCACATCCCTGGTCCTGATTGCCATTTGAATATAGGCATCCCATGTTATGTTGTTCCCCTCGTTTACATAAAGCCTATGCCGTCTTGCGCCCCTTAACCTGTCTGCCTGATCTGCGCTAAAGAACTCTATAAAAGAGCCGTTCTGAAAAGTGTATTTTAAAAATGATTTATTGAAGCTGCCATCTATCCATCGGTTTGTATCCCGCATTATTTTCTCGAAGTCTTTTAATGCGCCCCTTCTTAGGTGAGGGATGGATTCTGATACTATGGATGTTTCTGTTCCGGGGTGTTTTGCTGCGTAGTCTATTTCTACGGGAATGATGCCGTACGTTTTTCCCGCCGACGTACCCCCGGGCACTCCCCTAATTCTTTTTTTTAGTTTACGGAGTTTCTTTATTGCAGTTGTGTAGACAAAACTCATTCATTTCCGAATAGGGGTTGTTCTGATTTAATGTTATGATCTATTTCTGATCTGTCAGACCACCCAAAGTTTTTAAGAGCGAAGATGTTACCAACACATTTATCTCCTTTAGTAATCGCTATTTCGTGAAATTTCTCTATTCTGCTAATTGCTCTTTTTATGGAGTTGGAAAACTCAACCTTATCTGCGTAGTCGTAAAGGCTTGATTTATTGGCAAATCCTAAGTGTAAAGACAGTCCTGTAACAGTTGGGGGTTCTGGTTTTCTTATCCACTTAGTCGTTCTTCTGGTTGTTTCAGTTCCCGTTTCAGGGTTACATTCTATTTCCTCCGTTTCTTCACTTTCCCCTTCTATCCACTTATAATAATCTGCAATAAGCCTTTCAACTTCTTTAGGGTCTGTATGGATGGGTGGCCTCCCTCCTCCATTTCCTACTGCATTTTTATTTCCTATAGGGGCTGCCATCTTAATACAATTTCACAACTTCAAAATGTTCTTTGGTGCGTTGGTTTCTGAAAATGGTATCTGATAGGGCTTTGTAGTTTTCGGGGTCAATAAACATATTTTGCCCCGGAGAAAACTTTTTGCCTATGTAGATTTTTCCGTCTTCGATGTCGCCGTGTTTCTTTTCGCTTTCGGAAGGTTTGCCGGCTTCTGCTATTTGAATTAATGCAGATAGTTCCTTAACCGTTGTGTCTTTGTCAAATGGTATTCCTAGTTCTGTGGCTTTTGCTTGCCAATCTGATTTTTTCATTGTTTTGTTTTTAAATAAAACGTATTGCCTTTAATTTTGTCTATAACTTGGCGTAAACGTTAGTCAGTCTATCCCAATAAATGAACGCATTACACCCCTGACATCCTTTTATATTCCTATTTAAAACCGAATTATAAAGGGCTATCATTGCAGCTATATCTTCATGGCCTTGCTTGCCTTTGAATTGTACTTTGCCTGTGGTTATCGGGCCTTTTTTGTTTACGAAATATTTATCCCTGATCCGTTCGTACTCCCTTACCTGGTCTTCGGTCATACAATTTTCTTTCGTGTTTCCGTAGGGAATTAGCTTATTTAAAAGGTCTTTTCGCTCCTTACAGCCGCAATCTTCTTTTCCTAGTGCTTTGGCTACTTTTTTTGCAACTTTGTCTATCCCCGTTGCTTTGGTTAGTTTTTCAATGTCGTCTCCTAGTCCTTGTGATTTCATTTATCCAAAATTTTTACGTGCGTCTGTTTCGTTGTCGTATAATTGACGGCTCCAATAAGTTAGGTTTTTAGGATCATAGTCCCATCTTCCCGGTTTTGTCCAGTCTTTTTTTATGTATTCAAGATATTGCTTACACATCAAAACATGACAGGCTTCTTGAAAGTTTCGGGCTTCAACTTCCCCGGCCTTATATGCAGCCTCTCGTTCTCCCGTAGCGGCATATCCTTCCATCCAAACCTCAAACTTTTTTAAAGGCATATCTTTTTTAGTTTAATTATTGCTGTGTCTCGATATTTTGCTACGGTGTCTTTACTTACCATCATTAGTTGGCCTACTTTTCTAAGGCTTTGTTCCTGGGTTCTTAAAAGTACCTCCCTATCAAAAAATTCCATTTCCCCTAGTGCATCACTTATTTTTACCCGTTCGCTTAACTGGTCCTCCGCTGGTTCTTCTTTCAATATTCGTTCCTCTATGTAATAGGGCCGTAGTTTTCTGGTGTAGTCTACAAAGGATGAGTAAATCATAAGGTACACATATCGTTCTGATATTTCTTTTTCTGGGTTTTCCCGCAGGATCTTGTATAGCTTTAAATACATTTCCTGAACAAGATCATTTTTTAGGTCATTGCATTGGCATATCTTGTAAGCGTATGCCCTGTATTTTTCATCATTTATTACAAACCTTGAAAGCAATACGGTAGATTTGTAAGTAAATTTACACTTTTTAGTTCTAAAAAAAAAGTATATTTGTGTGCCGGGATCTCACCCGGAATATAAATTTTGTACAATGAGTTATTTATCTGAATCCCTTGGGGTTATTCCTTGAGGGATTTTTAAATACGTTCAATATAGGGAACAGGACTATTTGTAAAATCCCCACAACCCCTAAGATCATTCCTCCTACATATTCCCCTGCATCAATTACGAATAATCCGATTACCGATTGAATAATCCCCGTTGAAGATAAAAATATCTGTAAACTCAAATCAGTAAATTGCTTTTCGCTCATTGGTTTTAATCTATAAATCTAATGCCTTTTCGCTCAGGTAAGTTTCCCACTCCCAACCCTTTTCTAATGCTATGAAATCTCAAATCACAATTCTTAGAATCTGAAGGTCTTATCCAGTCAGAACCTCCTGTACCATATACACGTACAACTTCATAATAAGCATACTTGCCATTACCAAGATCTTTCATAGGTATGATCAATCCAACAGCGCAATTTAAGTATCCTATCTGCTCCCAATTAACAATAGGAAAAATTACTTCTTCCATATACATAGAAGAATTCCACCAAATTTTTTTCATCATCTTAGGTAGACGATAGTTTTTCCTTTGAAAATATCTCTTTATACTCATGTTAGTTGTTTTTAGGTATATACATAGCCACAAGAATGGCAAATATCCTTATCGGGCAATATTGTTAATTCAACCCCTTCATCACAATTAACACATCCCTTTAAGTGAGGATACTCTTTTTTAAGGTTTGGTTTTAAATGAGAATAATCATTTCCGTCTGAGTATTTCATAGTCTCTACTTTATTTGGTTAAAATTTTCTTTAAGTGGCTCTGATAGTGGCATCCAATGGGAAGGTTCATCAATAATCAGATTGCTGTCAACGTCTTCAAAATCTGCAACGGCCCAGCCTTCACCAAAATATCCGTTTCCTCCTGCGATTCCTGCCATCATACATATCCTTTTTTCTGTATATTTTCCATACAATTCCTCTTGGTCTTTTTCGCCGTATTTTATCCTGACATCAACGTCTGTTTCTGGTAATCTGTCTTTTACGCTTATCCATTCCATAATTATTCGCTTAAATTGGTTAATTCTTTTGATTTTTGGATTGCTTCGTTCATTTCGTGAGTTAAGGATGTTAGCTCTTTAATAGACATTTTTTTATAAGCCAATCTTCCCATTGTAAACTCGCATGTTGAAACGCACTTTTCTAAAACATCGGTCGTTTCCTTTAATTGTTTCAGCAATCGGGCGTTTGACGTTGTGCGTTCGGCTAAACTTTTTCTATATATTGCTGCATATTCTTCCATCAACAACACAAAATCTTCAGTACGTCCTGTGTCGGGCCAAGTTATAATCCATTCGGTAAATCCTGGCTCCAATATTTTTTTTCTCTCTAAAAAGTCAACTGCGTTTTTCATTTTCTTAGATTTTAATTAATTCACATTCCATTTTACACTCCTGACATTGCCAGTATTCGACGGGAACGCCTTTTGTTATTTTCTTTACATCTGCTCCGTGGCAGTCGCTTACCTTTTTGGGGAGGCTGTTTTTATAGATGATTATGATTGCCCATGTGATTATGAAAATCATAAACACAGCTAATGCTATTCCTGATAGTCCTGTTTCGTGTCCTTTCATCCCATCAATTTTAGTGGCTCAACATCTAACTCTTTCAATAAGGCTTCTAACTCATTCATCGTTGATGCCCATTTCATTGTTTCTTTGTCCATTTATGGTTATTTATAGGAATAAATGCTGCTGCTGAAATGGTGTCCGACGCTGGGTTGTGAAACATCATTACAACCCCTCCAATCACTTTTTTTAACCCATCATTACCGACCCAATGTTCTTTGCCTATGGGCAACATCATTGCTATTTGAAAGTCTTTTTCTGTCATTTCCTTAGATTTAAAATTTCTTCGATTACCCCCATTGAAAACTCTCTGAAAATCCCTCCCATTAAAAATAAAATAAGAAGTCCAATGATGCCGCCAAGAAAAAGACCTATAATAAATAATAGTGTTTCCATTTCGTTTATTTTAAATTCTTTTTTTCTTCTTCTGTAACTATTATGTATAATGTATTTGCGTTAGGAATAAGTGAATCATATTCTGCTTCCGTTACATATTCCGTGTTTGTTATTTCAGTAACACCCGTTCTTTCTTTTGGAAGAGATTTAAACAAAAAGCTAATACCAACAATGAACAGAATTATAGCTAGTATTACATATTTTAGGTTAATATCCATAATATTTATTTTAAAGGTTCGTATTCAATTATCTTTTCCTTTGTGGTATCTACCCCTATAAAATGTTAGTTCGTGGATTGTAGGGGTGTTTCTGTTCGTTTTGAGGGGTTTAGATCTCTTTCCAGTTCATCCAAACAGTCTGATGTTGTTCGTTGAGACTCCTGGCAAATTTCTACAAGCCTGTAAAAATCATCGTTAGCCGATTCGTATAGCCCATAAAATGCAGAACACAAAAATATCAATCCCATGCAGAAGGATGATAATACTATAATCGCTATGCTTTTTCCTTTTTCCCGTGTCATAGTTTTGCTGTTTTTCTCATTGCCTTTCTTTTTGCGTTCCACTTCTCCTGCGTTTTTTTATTGCGTCTTTTGTTGCAAATCCTAAACATGGTTATCGGGTTGAGGTTGTCTTGCCAGGGTTCTTTCATGTCTTTGGTGGATCTGGATTTATGTGTTCTTCTTCCCATCGCTTAATCATACGATTGTGAATTTCCTCGGTATATCCATGTTCTAGGATAGAATCAAAAATTGCAACGGCTCCATAATACGCTTGATTTGATTTCACTAATTTTTCTATTGCATCCCATTTATCGGTAGCAGATTTTGTAAACCAAGCGTTTGTAATTGTTTCATGCCTTTCCATCATAACTGTTTTAAAAATTCGTCTTTAGTTTTTAAATTCTTCTAGGGCTTTATTAACCATGACCCTTAAATTTTCTGCAATCTGTTCGTATTTCCATGTTGCCACATTCTTTGACGAATCTTCGTAAAGTTCTCCCATATTCACTATGTCCACAAATTCCTCAACGATGGTTTTTAATGGCCTGTCTAAAATTCGGTGCAATTCTTTTTTGGGGATGGGGTCGAATAATGTCGTTTCGTAATGTTTGATAAACTGCCCGTAAAGGTAGATATACAATTTCCCGAATAGCTGGTTGCCGATTATTACGTCCTTGTGTTTTGATGCTACATATTCGATCAGGTAGTTGTACGCTTCCCTTTCTTCCCGGCTGGCCTGTGTCATTTTCCTATGTAAAACCTGTAATGCTTTTGTTGAATTCATAGTCCAAAAGGATTTTTAAAATCAGTCCCGAAGAATGCTTTCTCTATGTGTTCACTTGCTTCTTTTAAAGACCCAAAAAAATCTACCTGACATCCATGAACAACTAATCTTCCAAACGATGGATGTTTTTTCTTTAAGTGATCTTCAAAGCTGCATTTCGCCTCAAATTCACTTAATTTATTTTTTGCCCTTACCTTGCCTTTAATTAAAATATTCCCTTTTTTATCAAAAGCCGTGTATTCGATTATGTAATTTTTTCGTGTCATATCAAACTATTTACTGATTCAATAGCCTCCGGTAGCCATTCGTTGTTAACTTCAAAACTAATCGGTTCAAACTTCTTTCCCCTGCCTGGCATTGCTGAAAATTCCGAGTACTCGCCCATGTCTTTTACAAGAGCAACGCTTTCGCATTTCTGTTCTATGATGGTTCCTAAATGCCCCCGGCCTTTGGTGCTGTCATAATTCACATGCAAAATTCCTGATATGTGGCAATTCGCTTGTTTGCTGAATGTCATCAACTCTTGTGTGAATTCTAACGACTGTTCCAAGCTGTTGAAATCCTTTACTAAGTCCACATACCCGTCAATAAAAACCATTCCTAAATTGTCCCTGTACTCGCTTTCCAAACACAACCATTGCAAATACTGCCTTCTTTCGGTGGGGGTGTAGTCTCTTAGTTGAACGTTTAGATAGTTTTTAGGAATTGCCCCCACCATCTTTGGGATTCTCGTTGCGTTTAACCAGGCATCATATTCGCCCTGTTCTGTGTCTAGGTCTATAATCCATTTCCCTTCCATGTAGCCTGTAATTTCCTCGCAATAGTTGTTTGCCTTCCCTCCAATAGCACATGCAATTATCAAAGATTTCGCAAATGACTTTCGGGTTTTGGCAGATCCCTTTATCAAACTTATGTTTCCAAACGTGGCAAACCTCAACGGCCACCTTTGCCCCGCAACGCTTTCCCATCCTATCCCGATTGCAATAGGTGGTCTGCTTACTTTTTTGGTTAGGTCGGTTACAGAAGACCTGTGTACCTCCTGCGGGGATTTTTGCCCCTTAATACCCTCCATTGGAACGAAAAGTTGATTAAGTAAATTCATTTTTTAAAATTATCTAGTTTTCCCTTTGGATCAACAATTCCCATCCAATTCAAAAGGTGAATTTTATATTCTTCAACGGTTTTATGAACCTTGTTTGTATGCACTAAATTTTTATTAAACATCTCCATTATAAATCCCAATGTCTTTTTTTTTAGCCTATAAACCATGTATGTTGCTTGTATCCATTGGGAGTGATTGTCTTGGTTGTTTATAATCTGTTTCATGTGTTTTACGTTAATAGAAAAATCTTTTTCGCCTTTTATTATTTCTTCTTTATATTCTTTACTTTCTTTAGTTGTTGTTACTTGTTTGTTATTTGCCTGTTGATTGTCTGTTGGTTTGTCTGTTGGTTTAACTTCTTCAATCTGCATTTGTTCCCATTTTACAAGGGTTACGACTTGGTATTTGTTTGTTACTTCCTTTGTTACTTCCCCTGCATCTATTAATTTACCCATTGCCGTCCTGCATTGTTGAACGCTCATGTAGCACCCTTCGGATAAAGTGGCCCAACTTAAAACCATAGACCCCTTTTTTATAATCCTTCCCCTCCATTTTTTATCCTTGTAATTTACCGAAATCAAGAGGTGTATTAACAACCTAACTGCGTTGTCATCTGAATACCATTCCCATTCTGACAAAGACCGATGTAATTTGATATACCCTGACATTCAATTTAAAGCGTGTTTGCTTATTTTTAAACGATATTAAACAAAAAAATTATGCCAGATTAAAAAGGTAATTCAGGAGCAAGTGTCGCTCCCCTTTCTTCCAGTTGCCTTTTTTTAGCCTTGTATCTAGCGTAACTCGGGTAATACCCAGCATGTCGGCTAATTCTGTTTTAGTTATGTAACCCAAGGCAATCTTTTGTTCTATTTCCTTAGTAATATTTCGCATTGTACAATATTAAACATTTTATCTTAATAAACCAAATTAAATAACAACTTCCATGTTGTAAACATACGCAAGCCCTAAGTAGCCCATAGCCGTGCAGTATCTTTTGCTTATATCCGTTTCGTAGTGGCCTTTTCTTAGGCTTTCCATGATGTCGATAATCTCCTGTCTGTTTTTTGGGTAGATTTCGTTAAATCCCTCTTGTATTCCAAAATGATAGAGAACCGTTGCGTGATCTTTGTTTATCTGTTTCCCGATGATTCTTAAACTTTTATCATCGTTGTATTTCTTGTAAAAATACTTCTTCGCTAAATAACAATACATTCTCCTGGCTGCAATAGATTCTCCTTTTCTATTTTTAGACCTGACTTTTTCAATATCCGCCCCGTAGTATTCGCATACTGCTATTAAAAGATCGTTTAGGGTTGCCATAGTTGGAGTTGAGATTTATGTTGTTCTAGTCGTTTTTTTCCTGCATCAAAATACTCTTTGTCGATCTCGTATAAATCTAGGTCAAAGCCTAAGTTGTGGCAAGCAATGGCAATACTCATGCTGCCTCCGTGAGTATCCAAAATCTTGTTTCCTTCTTTAGCGTAGTTCATTAATAGCCATTCATACAAGTATATTGGCTTCTGTGTCGGGTGTATTTTATTCCCTATATCTCTTTGGTATGGCCGATCAACATATTTAACGGTTCCAGTGCTGCACCACGCCAACTCACCTTCCGCGAAATATCCGTTTTGATGTTTATTCCAAAAAATAACCGCTTTAGTGGGTTCTAGTCTGTTTAAAAAGTGATTGAATCCCCATATAATTTGATTCTTAGATACCCTGTTTAATTGCTTAAAATATTCTTCTGGTGGGATTTGTTTGTCCCATCCTTTTTGGGGATGCTTCGAGTACCCTAACTGCCCCCCATCCATCCCTATCCCATAAGGTGGATCAACTATTGCTAAATCATATTGGTTGTCTTTCATTTCTTTTAATGCGGGCATACAATCTTCATGGTACAAATTAATTACTGACATTTTGATCCTGGTTTTCTTGTTTCTATTCCGTGCCTATCCATCCTATTCCAAATAGTAGCAGCACACACATTAAAGCATTCCGCAATTTCTTTTATTGTATGGTTTTTATACATAGCCCTAATTTGTTCCACATCAATTTTTATGGTTGTTTTCTCAATGCCAGCCTTTTTTATTTCTGGATGTAGCTTAAAGTGTTTTGACCTGGTAACTATCTCTAAATTTGATATGTCGTTATTATACTTATCACCATCTTTATGATGCACAATCTCAGAACTTTTAAGCCTCCTTCCAATGTGCTTTTCCATAACGTGCCTATGTAGCCTGACTTGCTTTTTATTAACCTGTATTGTTTTGTAATATTTCATATTAAATAATCTTATACCGCTTCCCATACGCTTGCATTTGCTCGATGGGCTTTCGGGTTTTTTACCTGACCGTAGCCCTTTCTTTTTATTAATCCGTTTTTTACTGCTCTTACTATTATTCCGCCCCAGGCTCTTGCGCTGGGAGGATCTGGAACAGAACCTTTCGACGCTTCCCGCATTTCTTCTGTCATAAATTCTCTATTCTGTTGGATGTAATATAGCAAAAAAGTGTATGCTTTTACGCTCCAATTATCGTACTGGTTAGCGTGATCTTCTGCCTGTTTGATTCCCTGGTCTCTGTTTTTTCTCCCTTGGAATAAGTCTAGTTGGTTCATTGATGAGAATTTAAAATATCTATAAATAATTGTTCCGGGATTTTACTCCTTTCATAGTTGTTTTTCCTCCCTTGTGTGCCCGTTTTTGAGCCTCTTGGGGCTGATTCGTGTTGACATTTTATATTTCCGTTATAGCATTTTGGCCTAGGCTGCCAGCCTTTTTTATTAAAAATATCTGCAATATTGTTGCTCCAAATATCGGTGGGCTTCATTCTGGTATCTCCATACGAACAATAGGTGATTGTCGTTCTGTCTATGCCCCGCATAAAAGGCATTTTTCTCAACATGCCTACTGGATTTTCTAAATAGAAAATACATCCAAAATGATTTATCAATTTTAATGTGTTAGCAATGACCCTGTCGCTTTTTTTAGCAAATTCACTAATCGCTATTGTTCCGTTTCTATGACTGCTAATTGCGGCTATCGAATAACTAGTGCATGGAGGGGATCCCCAAATTATATCTGGGATAAAAGGAAATTGTTCCGGCATTAAAAACTCAATATCTGTAATTAAATCTATTCCTGAAAACTGTGATATATCAACAGAAAAAACGGCATACCCTTGCTTTTCGGCAACTTTCCCAAAAGATCTACTTCCTGCAAATAATTCGACAATTTTTAGATTAACCATTGCTTAGCTTCCGTTTTCATAAGTGTATTTCTTTAAATTTTGTCATCAAATGATTCTAAGCAATCCCTTTCAAATCGCTTAGCGTCTATTCTCATTTGGAATTTAGTTTTATACTTTGCGTCATCAAAAGCGTAATCTATAAACCCCTTTAGAATAAATCCGATCATTCCTGATTCAAAAAAATATTTTGCTTGTTTTTCGTGCTTATTAGCTTCCGTTTTCATAAGTGTATTTTTTAATAAATTGGTTCATTACATGAAGAGGTAAACGACTAATAATATCAAGCACGCAACAATAATTGAAATCCAAACAGGGGACAAAACCCACCACCAAGACCAATCAATATACCCCGTTAATTTTAGGACGACAAAAGCGATTGTTAATGCCCCTGAAAATCCTATGCCACTACTTGATGAAGATGATTTGCTCATGTTGTTCTGTTTTTAACTCCCGTTTATTCCTGTATATTTTTTTAAATTTTCTTCAAACCAATCGTTATCAAAAGGTATTCCCTGTTCTTTTAACTCTGTTCTGTGAGTTAATAATAGGGTAGCCATGTGTATTTTTTTGTCCCCGTAATCTAAGTGTTTTTGTCTGGTTAATGCCATCAGGTTTTCTATTCTATCCTCGCCTCCTTTTCCCCTTGAAATTATATGATGAATATCTTTTGCCCCGTTTCCTGTGATCTCGCATTTTACAAATTGGTCTGGCTGTCCTAAATCATATCCGAAGGCTTTAAGATATATTTTGACGTGTTTCTTCATTACCAGAATTTATACCAAGGGTTTTTTAGTTCTTTGATTTTATCTTGCAGACGCCGTACTTTCACTTCATAATCAAGGGCTAAGTTTTTAATCGATTCATCCCTTTTTATGGATTGAATAATTACGTATGAAGAATATGGTGTATTTGAAATACGAACGTGAATATGCTCACCTTGTTCAAATGCTTTTTCATACTCTTTAAGCTGCGAATATTCCTTTTGTGTAATCGTGATTAATGGTTCAAAGTTTTTCATAGATTTCCATTGCTTTTTCTAATGCTGCTTTTCGGGCTTCGTGGCGGGTTTTATATAAATTATCATCCTCTTCTAATGTTGGTATATCATGTACATAAGAAATAAACCCTTGTCTTTGGAAGAGGTATATATCTTCCAAATAAACCCCAACACTATCAAAAAAATCAACATACACGCCCCATTGCATTGAGGCTGAAATATTTTTAAATGACAGGGCATTTAGTTTATGTGAAATACTTGGTTTTTTTCCCTTAGCAAAAAAATCATCCAATAACCACTTCTTAAAATCCTTTTCAAAGTTTTTCATACCTCAACTATAAATGCTTTTTTATTTGTTTATTTTGAATGTATTTTTGAAAGTAATAAGTCTATGTATTTTTTTTGCGTTTTAACTTTCTTTTTTAAAGCCCCTCGCTCTTGAGCTATCTTTTTATAGACTTCATCTCTTCGTATTTCTTTGTTCAGTTCATGGTCTCGTCTGCTTTCAAGAACCCCTAACTTATGTAAAAGCTCATCCCGCTCGCTGGTTAACTCCCCTACCTTAAATTCGGTTTCGGAAAGTTTGCGACTTAAAGCAGCGACTGTTTCATCTTTTGAATAAACTCGGCGCAATTTTATGAGAACATTGTCTATGTATTCGCTCATAATTCCAGTATAAATGCTTTTTTATGTATTTCATCTAGCTCGGCCCAATAGAGGGCTTTTAAGCCGCTTTTTTGCTGTCTTTGGAGTAGACCCCTGTCGAATAATAGTTTAAGCCTGTCGCGTGATGTACGGGGCTTTAGATTGAAGTTTCTACACAAGTCGTCCTCCGTTACTTTGCCCTTTAACTTGGAAATTGAATAAATATAAGCAAATGTTGTTAGTTGGGTTCCGTTTAAGTTAAGACGGTGGATCATCCAATCGTATATGAAAAAATATAAATTAGGTTTAAGCGAGTTCATGTCTTGATATTGGATCTAAATTAAAACTTCCTTCAATACTTTTTTTCAGGTCTAAATCATAGGAGAAAGTTCCCCAAAGGGTATTTCTATCAGACGCCCAAGGCAAATGACCCGATTGTTTTAAATGAGCAACAGCCCTATTTTGTTTCTTTTTTTGGGCTGCGGTTAACTTGTCTACCCTAATCCAATCTACACTTAGCCTGATTTCGTCTAAAAATAATTTTGATTTATGGGTGTATAGGTCTGCTCCGGCATCAATAACTTTACATTGACGTTTTTCGTATGTAAATATGTGGTCTTCATATTCCTTTAAAAAATTATACGTGACTAAATATTGCACATTTTCTGTAAGGACGTTTAGAACGCCCTCGGCAGAAGTTTTATTTTCGTGAGCATTATTCAATCGCCTTAAAATTTCGGTTGATCTCATTCTAATTTGTCTTTATAAAACGTTATTAATCTGATTTGATTTCGTAACTGATGCTAATTGAAATATTCTTAGCTGCCTCTAAAATTTTCCTGCACATGTAGAGTTGGGGAACTGTTTTATCTGCATGTCGCTCTTTGGCTGCACTCGATGTTTTTTCTCCTTCTGAATAGTTGTGATATTCCTGATTCCAGGATTGGTTAAATAAAACCTGGTATTTAGTGAGATAGTACATGGCACACGCTAAATTCCGGTGCATTTCATTTAGCCCCCTGTATTCACCTCCATGATAAGTGTCAACTATGGCTGTGATTTCTTCTAAAAGATCCCTGAATGGTTTCATTTTAACTGACTTAGTTTTTTCTTAATATCTCCTTGGTTGTAGTACCCCCCGGATTCTATCGGGTCTTTTTGGTTGTTGTTCAAATACTCAATACATTTTTCTGCCCTCTTTTGGGTCATCCCTTGTGAAAGCGCATCGTATATTTCCTGTTCCTTTTTTCCTTCCAAGGTTGAAGAAATCAAAAGGTTTTCAATATAATGCCCCTGATCGTAGGTCATTGGAAAATCATAGTCTTGGTTGTCAAGTTCAATAGCCCTTTCCAGTTGTTTGTTATCGGATTTTGGGAGGTATTTAAAATGTCGTTTAACAATGGTTTTGCGGTACATTTCGTGCGGATCTGAAACCCATACAGAAGATGCCCATTCGCCCTTTTTCTTTTTGGCAGTATAAGATTTGTAACTTTCTGAATAATCTCGGATTTCCAATATCTGTTTTAGGCTCATTATTTCGGCATGTTTCGCCCCGTCCTGTAGCGTAGCGATTGAATACCCAAATAAGACCTCTCCCGGCTCTTTTCCCGTTACAACGTATGGAATGTGCTTTTTTATTTTTTGATCGCTTGCAAGGTCTATTTCACACTCATCACCCTGATAAACTAACTGGACATTTATAGAATTAATGTTGTCCGTGTCCGTGGCCAATTTAATTAACCCCTGATAGCCCGGCTCCAAAATACATTTCCCTTTGCGGGGGATTAGGTATGCGTATCTTAAAACCGGGTTTAAGGTCAGGCCTGTTTGTGAAATGTTGTAGATAGCCTCCAAGACTGAACCGGCATCACATTTTTGAAGTGCCTGGCTTTTTTTTATGATCTGAATAGCAAAACCAACCTCCCGCTTAAATACTTTTTCATTGGTCAGTTTTACGAAATTCTGTTGTATCGATTTGTAAAATGATTCTTGTAGCATTATATCCATTTTTTAACTTTTTGCAGGAATTGCTCCCCTTTGATTTCTAGTGAATATTTTTCTAACCAGGCACTAAAAGGTATTACTTCTATCCTTCCGTTTTTTTGGTGTATGTAGGCTAAGCCGTTTCTAAAAATTGTTTTCATCGTTCAGTTCTATTTCCGTTATTAAAAAAGCGGCTACTGTTAATAATATGGTTAGTAAAATGCTCATAATAGTTCAGGATTTTGGTGAATATTCCCGATTATTTCGGTTTGAGACTCAAAGAATCTAGGATTAACCATTGCGTTGTCCTCAAAAATATAATGATCCATTTGAAAATGCCCTGGCTGTCTACTAATTGATGCTGTGCCTGTCATTGCTCCGTTTTTCCATTTCAATATATCCCCTTCATAGATGTCCGTTTCGTTTTTGTCCTTTAGTCCGGTGAATTGCATTAAAATAAACTGATGTGGAGTATTTTTTAAATGTGCCTCAACGGAATGGTTTGTATAACTGAAAAAAGGAACAATCCCTGAATCTCGTCTTTCAATTATGTGTTTGTATGGTTGAAATTCTGGATTATCAACAAATATCTCCAAACACCCTCCGTATCCTTTGTTCCAATTCAGACTGCTTGGAATAGCCATTTTTTTCTCTTGGATAAGCCAAGCCCTAAATCGTATTTCTCTCATGGCTTAAAAAGGGTTGTTAGTTGTTCTGCGATTTCTACCTCGTAGGCTAATTTCGATATTCTCCTTTCAGTTTCGTTCCATTCCGTTGTGAGGGAATCGATTTGTTTGTCCAATCGGTCTAGCTTCGCCTCTGCGCTTGCTAACTTTCGTTTTAAGGTTTCTAGTTTGTGCATAACTCATGTTTTGGGGTTCCGTCTTCCTTGGTTTCAAATAAACAAGTGTAGTCCATTACGTTAGGGATGTTGTCTAACTCGCATAGGTATTCTATGACTGCGCAAAGGGCTTTAAATTGAATGTCTTTGTTGTTTGTTATTTCACTAGCGTCCCAATCATCAGGCCTCCATTTTTCGTGTCCAGATATTATTTTGTCTGGGTGACAATTTTCAGGAATACGCCCAAACATAAATATCATTTCAACCCACATTAATTCTATAGGGCTGTATCCTGTGTCTGTTATAAACCCGTTGTGTTTCCATGAGCTGTCTCCATTACACATATTCCCTACGGCACATTTTTTGCAATCCATAGCGTCCAAAGTCCCATTATGAAAAGCGGGATATAGTTTGCTAATTGTTCTGTCAAATCTTTTTGTTGTTTTCATCTTTTTATGTTTAATCGTTATATTCAGCTATTCTACATTCTTTCGAGCAAAAATGTCCTTTAGATAAATCGCTCATTGGCTTTCCGCAAAAAGAACACTCTTTGCCGCCTTCGTAATCCCATTCAGGGGGTGTTGTTGGTCTGTAATCTGTCATCTTGTTTTGATTTTGATACTACAAATATACATAACTTTTTGCACCTATGCAAATAAATTAGCAAATAATTTGCATATATGATTATTTTTAGTACCTTTGAAGAAATAATACTACGGTATGGAAAGCAAAATTGCCAAAGTTATTGAGCAGAAAATGAAAGAGAATGATATGTCTATGTATCAGCTTATGCAAAAATCCGGCATAGCCCAAAGACAAATAGATGCTGTTTTACAACGCAAAGAAAAACAAGGCAAAACATACACCGTTCACACCCTTAGACGTGTCCTGGATGCGTTTGGAATGACAGGATTAACCATAGATATGAACGGAATGCCAGTATCAATAAAATTTAAAAAAAATAAAGTTCTTTGACATTATTAAAAGGGTGCTTATGCTCTTTAGGATAATCCTAGCAATAGGAATAAAGTGGTCTTTGGCTGCGCAGCTTCGGCTGTCCGTGTAAGCAAATGACAAACGGGATTGAGGGAGGCTACCGCCTGTGATATTCCACCGTCTTAGGTTAAGGATGGTTGAGGTTAATACCAATAGGAAAAGTCATAGGGTGCGGTGAAAAAGCCTGATAAGCAACAATCCGCATTCAGTATTAGGGGGTTAAATCTCCTGAAATACCATGATTCATCAAAATCATAGTGGGGAGTTGTTCTCTAAACCAGTCAAAAGCTGGCAAGAAAGCAAACCGGTGGACGCTTCCCGCAGAGTAAAACTACAACCTACCCGTAGGTAAATACGGACTGATTTGTGGATTCAGAAAGCAAAAGTTCCATCGGGCTTATGGCGAAAATGAGGTTATCCTTCTGCAATATGAAGGCATTTAATTTCTCGCAAGGAAATTTTATGAGGCTGTAAAATTAGGTCGTCTGGTTAGTGGTCGCACTATTCACCCCGAAAGGGACAGGGCTGAAATGAAAGTTTATATACCCATAAGCAGTAGATCGCAGCACTTTACGCTGTCCTCATGTCGTTTACTTGCAGAAATGTAAGTGTGTGTAATTTTCGGAAACGGACAAAAACAGCGACAAATATGCTCATCACTCAGGCAAAAAAAATAACGATACTACTTCTAGGTAGTGCTTGGTTTGGTTAGAGGGGGCGTTGGGGTGATGCCCCCTTTTTTAAAAGATGATTATGGAAACGAATACTTTATCAAAGGTTATTTCTGTTGTTGAACTGGCAATAAAAAAATTGCACAAACAAAGCCGTTATTACGGGCTGTTAATTTATGTCCCTAAATATCTTTTTGATATGATGGAAAATGATTTTAGGGAGCTGATGCCCGCCCATATTGAGAAAAGCGGCCAAATGACCCTGTTCGGATGCAAAATCATGTATAATTATCAAGACAACATAGTTGTATCTCATCCCGATATACATAAAATCGAAGCAATAATCATTGAAATAAGTGAACTATGAAAATAGAAAGGGAATCTAATCTTGAATTGGTGAAATGTTAGAAATCTGCGTTGGGGTAATAATAATTTTGTTAATCATTCAAATAGGATGGCTTGTTAGGATATTTAAAAAAGATAATTAACCAATTTAAGCGAATAATTATGGATGAAAGTAGAAATGAAATAAAAAAATCCCTCTATAAAGAACGACCTATAGCCGTGTTTACTGGAATGACGGCTGACGGCAAAAGGGGCAAGTACACAACAACCCTTAAAAGTAAAATAAGCGTTGATTTTTTGATTCCAGAGAATGAAATAATTGGGTTCAGCAATGAAATGCCAGCTCAACTTTTAATTAGATGGATGGTAACCAAATAAAGTAGAGACTATGGATGAACAAAATATACTTGTTGGCAGAATCGCAATGTTACTTGATTTGCTGGGTCAAGATGGTAGAATCAGGAAAACTGATCTACAAACAGAAGCCGAAAAATTAATGCGGGAATTGCTAATATTAAAAGGCGTTTCAGAAGAAAATTTAAAACAACTAACATGAGTAAAGCAGCAGCAGAAATTAAATAATTCTAAAGCAAAAAAATCCCCAAAACAATAAGTAACACACCCCCACCCCCTACAAAAACCCCAGTCTTAAAATCGTTCTTTGCTTTTTTGGCAGCAAATTTCAACCCCTCTTTATACTCGACGATTATGGTATCTTTAAACTGGACAATATTCTCACAATTAACAATGACAGCTTTTTGGTTAGATGATATTTTTCTTAAATCTATGACTTCTGAAATCCCCTGTTTTCCATAACTCGCAACATTCGCCCGTCTTGTGTTCCCTAAGTGAGAACCCCCGTATAACTCCTTCCCTTTATCTAAAACGAAATTTTCATCAATAACGGTCTTTCTTTCAGGAATGATTTTAAGCCGTTCTAAGGAACTATCTATGCTGTCCTGGTATATCTTGCCCTCTAAATAGTCATTCGCTAAAGACAGGTCTTTATTTAGCCCCTCGACGGAATCTATTTTAGTTTGAATGGCGCGCTCGACGGCTTGCGCTTTTTCCCATCGTTTTTGGATTTTATCGTTTGCGGATCTTGAACAGATTAAAAAACCGATTATACCCCCTAAAATCAAAACAGCGATATATCCAAGTATTTTTTTCATTTGGTTGTTAGATTATTTTTTCTTATATTTAGTTGTTCGATTATAATCATTAAAAACATTTAAAAATGAAACAGTAAAAGATTTTTAGCTAAAGACTTAAACCCCCGTTAAAATGCGGGGTTTATTTTTTTCATATACTAGGTTCTAAAAGTGGTCGCCTGTATCCTAACAATCTCCCGGATGGATACCCCGAAATTTTAACTTGACTTGATTGGTTGCCTCCCAATGTATAAATCCATCCCGAACGTTCGGTAACATAAAAACCAACGTGCCCCTTCCAGCTTTCTTTTGAATCACGCCAAAATATTACAATATCCCCTAACTGTGGGTCGTTTACTTGTTGGCCCGTTTCAAGCCAGCTTCGGGCATTTAGTTTTCCTGTGAACTGATACCCTGAAACCTTACAGCACCAATTAACAAAAGCCGAACACCATGAAGTTTCGTCCTTTAATTTTTGTCCATCAAAACCAATAGCGTTAAAGTATTCCAATATCAAAGGATTGTCCTGACCTCCTGCAATTTCCTTTATCCCGTATTGGCTAAGTGCTATTTCGTGTGGTGTCATTAATGTACGTGTTCGATTGCGTGTTCAATGTTTTGGTTTAAAGTGTCCGATTTCTTTACCCCTTTGTTAGTGATGTAAATGTTCAGTCTCAAAAGAGAATCCATTCTGTGAAGTTTAATATCAAAAAGGCTATCCACTATTTTTTGTTCCCTTCTGTACTGCTGGGTGTTGACTTCTTCTATGCTGTCGATAATGTATTCGCCGTACAACTTAACCGGGTCCAGGTCTTCAATCATTTCCTCGGTCTTGTACTTTTTTTCAGGGGAAGAAAACCAACGACCCTCGACCGCGCCAAAATAAACAGCCGCCCCCACAATCCCGGCTAAGGATAAGGTACTCATTATATTGCTTTCAAGCCATTTTTTCATTTCTCTTTAGATAACAATATACCTTTGATTTCCTTTACATCATTATAGATGGTAGACTGTCTGTCTTGTAATAAAATCAACGCCTTCCTTTCTTCGGCAGTAATTGTACCGTTAAGAATAGTCTGCTTTTGCTCTTGGGTGTCAAAGGTCAAATCCCATTTCCTGAAACCTAACAATAAAGCAGACAACACCGCCGTGATGGTTAAGACCCATCGCGCCCAATGCAAATCAACCCTAACAAGCGTGTATTTTCCGCTAGTCAATTTATCTTCATCGCTCATTTTTTCCTTTTTCAATCTTCAATTTTTGGCTTCGTTCTTTGATGGTCAATACCTTATCAATTACATACCAGACAATTTTAATACACCACAAAACAATAAGCATCCATAATAGGATTTCTTTTGCTGGTTCAGGAATGTTTGTTAATTTTTCTAAATCCACCCCCGTAATCTGCTCTACCAAAACAAACCCCGCCCCTATGTAACAAATCCAGGTTATAAGTAGCTTTAGGGTCTTCATTAAAATTATCTCTGCCATAGCCTTATAATTAAGTGCGCTGTCCCAAATATAAATGTCATTAGTAAAATAATCATTAGCCCCTTCGTGTGAAGGGTATATCCTAAAACAACGCCGATAAGATCAATCAGGAGGTATAAGGCGACCCATCCCGATATAATCGTTCCGTATTTTCTTTTTTTTAAATGTTCTCCAATCCAAATATAAACAGCCATTAAAAAACTGCCCGATGAAATCATGTGAAGGGCGACCCTCCATTGATAATATTCTCCGTACCAGTCATTCACATAGGCCAGCCAATTTACTGTATTAACCGCCAACACAATTAAGGCGATCAAAACAACACAAACATTTTGGACTAATACAAGTGTCCTCCTGTTCATTGATCGGGCGGCTTACCGGGAGGCGATCCAGGCGGAACCGTCCCCTGACTTTTAAAATTAATGGTGGTAAGGCCCAATAGCCCCATCCCTGCGCTATAAATAGCGACCCAAATGCTATAATCAACCTTAAATGATGTAAATTGGTCAATTAAAGCCATGGCTAAAGCAATGCCAGTAGACGCTAGTCCGGCTATTCTCCTGCTACTTGTTTTTCCGCTTTCTTCTTTAAATATGCTCATCACTTTCTAATTTTCTCGATTGTTTCTTCTTTAAAAAATGGCTTGGATAAATCGGATTCCTCCAATTCTTTATAAATTTTCTTTGCGTACATTTTAAGCCATATCCATGATCGTATTTCCCTTAACCACTTCATTTCTTTATTTTCTCGTTAATTATAACCCAAATAATCGTAATCGAAGTAAACGAAATTGCACCTTCGCCCCGTGCAATAAATTCCTTAAACCAAATAACTGTAACCACAAAAGCAATCACCCCCAGCGTTTCCCAAACTATTGACAGGTTTCTTTTCCATCCTCTAGGAAAATAATACCACCCTATAAGGTAAGCAAAAAACGCCACTAATCCTGTGGCAATCATGTGAGCAAGGTACGCATCGTAAACATTGACAACGGACACCATTAAAAAAGAAACCGCCAATCCTAAATAAAGGTATCCGAACTGTATTTTTCCAAAGAGTATTTTTTTTAAATCATTCCTGTTTTCTGCTGTCAACGCCATCCCTAAAGAACCCATTGCCCCGCACCCTAAATAGAACTGCAAAAAACCATCCCAAGGGGTGAGGGCTAATTGAGAATAAGAAGGCGCGAGCAAAACGATTGCCATAAAAACAGCATCAATAAAAGCAACCAAGAATAATCCCTTTAAAATGGTCCTGTTGTTCACTCTACTTTGATTTTAATTTTAGCCGTGTGCGTTTTCGATAAAGTAATAGCCTCTGCCTTGATTTCATGCGTACCCGAAGGAATACGGAAAAGGGCAGGGGTGTAGGTCGTCCCGTCTGTGTCTTTTAAAACCTCGTCCAAATAAACCTTATATTGAAGGATTTTATCGGGAATGTTTTTATCATCAAGTTCCACGGATATTATTTCTTCTTTTGTTGCAACGTAATTATTAACCGGTGAGGTGATTTTTAGTAAATTAACCGGAGTAGTTACTGGTCCAACGGGGAATTTTTCATCCACTACTCTCCTTACAACGTCTTCAAAAGCGTTTAAAAGCACATCGGTTTTAACAGCTTCCTCCCTGATTGCTTTTCGTACAATAGAATCAATTTTATCCTCAATAACCTGACCATAAGAGAAAAAGGACATCAAAAGTAAAATCAAAAATACTATTATCGTTTTCATTCTTCCAAGATTGAATTAAAAAATAACCACCCTAATACCATCAGGCAAAACCAAACTATTATTATTTCGGCCTGGCTAATCATAAAGCCCATCATTTATGTAGTCCAATAAAATCTGAAACCCTCCTGAAATTTCTTCCCAATAGATTTCACGGCTGTAATAAATATTTGATCCTGTTAGTGTCCCGCTTGAATTTCTTTCTCTGTTATCTATGGTGTAGTTGTCAAAATAATAAAAAGGCAATTTCCCTTTTCCGTCTGTGTGGTCGTTTTTATCTAATCCTTGGTCATCTTCAAAATTATCGGACATCCCATCTTTATCTGTGTCTGTGTAAGCCGTCCCTGAAGATGGCAAGGAAAGCGTTGAAAGAACTAAATTTGCATCAGCACTTATAAAACTTAGGTCTGTTTTATCTTCCAAATCCTGTAAGTTATCATCAAAAAGCGTATTAAGATAATACTGCCTGTCTCCATTACTATCGGTATAGTATCTGGACCCTACATTCCGTTCCACAATATTATACTGGAATGCATCGTCTGCGGTTCTTTCAATTTGATCCATCCCATAGCCCGGCGTATTCTTGGTAGTTGTAAAAAAACTACTCGGTAATTGGTCGTCAATAGTGTACCCGCCCCCCGTTATGTGTTGTGTCCATGCCGGTTTTTCATCTGTAAGGCCATCCCTATTATCTAAAAGAGTGCTATTTGCATCCCTGTATAGGTTTCCGGTTGTGTAAATGTTGTCAGGCTCTAAACAGTTTTCATTACCAGAAGTTGAAGCGTTCCATTTTTGTAAATTGGTTAAAGCTGCCCCTGAATTGAATTTATAGGTATAGATGTTATTAATGTGATTCAACCGAATCCCACACCCGTAACTATTGATTCTTGCTCCGTATGTCCTTCCCACGTTGTTTAATTCTTCACATAAATCAGTATCCGCAGCGGTCATGTTAAATTGCCTGTATTGAGTAAAAAATGCCATGTTATGTGCCGAAGCACTTTGATTTCCGTTTCCTGCGCCAGTAAACCCGCCCATAATACCTCCCTTATCTTCGCCACCTTCTTGCTGACCTTGGGTCATTAAGGTCCTCATAACGGAATGTGGGCCTCCGCCAGTTCCATAGCCTTCATCATTTCCCCATCCGATAGTACAATCAGAAGTTATAGAATTGCCGTGTGAAATAGCCATTGCGCTACCAGCTGTATGTGCCCCGTCCGTACCCCGTAAGATGGTTAAATTTCTAAGCACCCAATTATCTGGGCTGGTAGTTCCTTTGATTGTCCATCTTGCACCATAAATAAAAATACCTGGATAGGGTGCGCTTGCGCCAATGAATGTTTTATCATCCTGCGCATCGTTACCTCCTGCGGAATCTGTAAACCAATCCAAGGGGTCTGTGTGGGCATCTATGGCTCCTGAAACATTGAAAAGGATATTAAACGCCTGTGAATCTTCCATTGCCCCTAAAACAGTCCCAGAATAGCTATCTGTACCAGAATCATACGTCCCCGCCGTATTGTCGTTGCCGTCTAAATCATCTACATAATAGATTTTTCCTTCTCTGCCCCCAACAACGACATCGCATCCGGCTCCGAAACAAGACGGAAAAGTTCTTAAAGAATCTAATTGAATTACAGGAAGGTCTGGCAGACTAACTCCAACTTCTAACCCTTCAATAGTTCCCGTTCCAAGACTTGCTCCTGTTTCGGTAGTGCCTAAATATACTTTTTGCGCCCCTACAAGGAGCGGAAACAAAACCAAAATGTAAAGTAATTTTTTCATATCAATTCACTTGAAAAGCTGCTTCAATGTCGTCTATTTGTTGTTGGGTTAATGTTTCTCCAAACTTCAAAGCCATTAAATCTATATCGCTGGTCGTATTCAAATCCCCGTCATTCCTTGCGCATAGGTTAATATTTGATGCATCGTTTCCTGTGCCTATATTTGTGCTTCCGTCAATTATTTTAGTTCCATCGGCCCATACATCATAGCTCGAAGATCCCACATTAACTATTATAAGTTCGTTAGAACCGGGGTTATAACTGGAAATGTTTATATTGCCCCCAAGTCTTACAAAAATATTTCCACTCGAAAGCCCTATATCAAAAGCTCTGTCTACATCCGTAGAAACGGCCTGACTTAACACGGAATTTGTAGACCCACTTATAAAATCCCCAAAAAGGATAACAAACCACGCACTTTTATCTGAAGATGGGTCATATTGGTAGGTGGTGCCAAAATTCAACCAATCATCGTTGGCCGCTATACATGAACATTGTACCGCGCTTCCTGCGCTGCCTACATGTATTTCGGGCGTTACCCCTGCCACTCCATCTGGCGTTGCGTTTGCCACATTGGACCATTCCGTTATTGCCGTCCCTTCGTCTTGATCTGCCGAAACGATTGAACCGGAATTAACATAAATATAAGGGCTAAGGGCTAAAATAGGGTCAGATTCCCCTGCAAACCTTGTGAACCTGTCTATTTTCTGGCTTTGAACAGAAAAACAAACAAAAAGAAATAATATAATTAATCTACTGTGTACCATATCGTTACGCTTGGATCTGTTCCTGTATCTCCGCTGTCTGCGCCGTCTATATCAAAAGTCAATATACTTTGAGCGTTAATTGCTGTATCTGATATAACCGGCTGGTCTGTTGCATCCTCTGACCACTTATCGCCGGCTTCTATTTCTATTTTATCTGTACTCATTACAGTTGTTCCGTCTTCATGGATGTCTATTGTAATTGTAGAAGTTGTCCCGGCTGTTAGCACAAATCCTGCAACCCTTGTTAATGTTATTGCATCGTGAACCTCCCAAAAATTAAGGTCTGTCCCTGTTGCTACATCCCCACCTATTGCAGTTAAAGGGATTGTTACCGACAATTCCTGTTTTGCGTCTGTAATGATGTACAAGGTATTTGCATCTGGGGTTATAGCGTCATACTCTGATTGGGTGAGCGACATTGTATTTTCTATTTTGTCCGCCCCCGTTACGCCAGTAACGTCGGATTCCACTAAAAGACCTATATCAATATCCTCATCAGGAACAGTCCATACTCTTGTTGTTGCTGTAGTTAATCCGTCTACTTCAAGCCTCAATTCCTTGGTAGCATCTGAACTACCTTCTACAATGCTAGTTCCATCCCCAACGGGCAAAGAGGCTGCTGAAGATTGCCACTCAAAATCTCCTGTCGTGGCTTCGTAAGTAAGGAAATATTCATCTGTTGGTGAGTTGACTGCTTTTAGGTGTTCTTCCTGAACAGCATTATCTGCGATTTTAGCCTCGGTAATTGCATCAGCCACCAATCCCGTGGTTGGCAAGCCCGTTACATTGGTCATTACGCCTGATGCCGGAGTGCCTAACGCGGGGGTAACTAAAGTAGGGGAAGTTGCAAATACTAACGCTCCCGATCCTGTTTCATCCCCTACAATGGCTGCTATTTCCGCGCTGGTGTCAATTAATCCATTATGCGTTAACGTTTGATCTGCTACAATAGTGTTAAGTTCTGAATAGGTGTCTATGTCTGCTGCGCTAAGGTCGCCGCCTGCACCAACAGTCGCAGGATCTACCCATTTAATATCAAAAGACCCACCCCCACTATCGTATTGTAATAGATAAGTGTCTGTAGGCGAATTTGCCGCCTTTAGTTTTGATTCGTCTACTGCGCTTTCTGCTAATTTATTGGTTGTTATGGCTGCGTCTGCCAAGTCCTGCGTAACAATGGCTTCATTTGTGATGTGAGAAGATGTTATTGATGCTTCGTTCATGGTGGCATTATCCGCATCGACAACGGTAAATGGCCCCACGTCCCTGGCCGATCCAAGACCGTCTGCGCCTGATCCATCAGCAACCCATCCTGCGCCCGCTATGTTTTTTTCGTTCTGTGCCGTAGTTGAATTGTAAATATGCCAGGTTTCCCCGGAAGGAACAGTTAATGCGTCCCTTTCCGTTGAGGTCATGTGTTTTTCAATAAAAACATCGGCTTTGGCTTTTTGGCTATAAACCGAAATGCCTACTAAAAGAACGGCTAAAAAAAGTAATTTTTTCATGCTATTTTTTAAATTGAGTTATCAACCGCAAATGACAGGTTAGCGTCTTGTAATACCGTTGCTGAAACAACCGGCAATGAATCCACCTTAAAGGCTACTTTTCGGTCATT